ATCGTCAGTGTTGAGGAATAAGACATGAGCGCACCACAGAGAGCGGCAGATGCCGCAGTCGCAAGCTCCGCGGTCTCGGCCGGGGTGTCCTGGTTATCACAAGCAAACGAGATCGTCTCGCTGCTCGCGGGCGTCATTGCAATTTGTGCCGGTGTGTTCGCGATAGTGGTTCACGCGCTGAACATCCGAGAAAAACTGAAAAACGAGTAGGAGAACAACATGCTCGAGATATTTGGAGGCGGAGTCGCCGGAAGCTTACTCGGCGGACTGTTTCGCCTGGCGCCGGAATTCTTGAAAGCATTCGATCGAAAGAATGAGCGCACCCACGAGCTCGCCATGTTCGAGCGGCAGTGCAAGCTCGAGGAGCAGCGCGGCGCGCAGAAGATGGCCGAGATCGGCGCTCAACGCGACCTCGCGGTCGATACGAGCGCGATGTCTGCGTTCCAGGCGGCAATTCAGCAGCAAGCGGACATGGTAAAGGCTGCGGGCGGCGGCTTCGTCGCTGCATTGAGCGCATCGGTCCGGCCGATCGTGACGTATTGGGTGCTCGCGCTCTGGTCATTCCTGCACGCCTGGTACTGCTACGAGACATGGCGCGTCGGTCTCGACCCGATGGAGACCTTCCGCGCGATGCTGACGCCGGACTTTGCGGCGCTTGTCGCCGGGACGATCAACTACTGGTTCCTCGACCGCACGCTCGCAAAGCGCGGGCTATGACCGACATCTCGATCGCGCTCGAGCTCTGCCGGGAGTTCGAGGGCTTTCGTGCGCGGCCCTACTTGTGCAGCGCGAATGTGCCGACGATCGGGTGGGGCTCGACCTTTTACCTGGACGGGCGACGGGTAACGCTCGAGGACCCGCCGATCTCCAGGGCGCAAGCGGACGAGCTCCTCGAGATGTCGATCCGCACGATCTATCTGCCAGGCGTCCTGCGTCTCTGTCCTGGGCTCGTCGCACATCCGCGGGCGCTGAACTCGACCGTCGACTTTGTCTACAACCTGGGCATCGGGCGACTCCAGACGAGCACGCTCCGACGAGAGCTCAACGCCGAGGATTGGGACGGAGCACGCGAGCAACTCATGAGATGGGTGCGCGGAGGCGGGCGCGTACTACCTGGCCTGGTTCGACGAAGACAAGCGGAGGCGGCGCTGCTGTGAAAGCAAACCAGACAGGCATCCCGAAGCAGTTCCAGCTCCTCGGCCACACGATCAAGGTCCGCGTCATCACTCGCTCGAGGTGGCGGCACGGCAAGGGCGTAGTCGGCTTGTGGGACCCGGAGAAGCTGCGGATCGACCTATTAAAAAATCAAGAGCCGACGCAGCTGACCTCGACCTTCTGTCACGAGCTCACTCACGCGATGCTCGACATGATGAATCACGAACTGTCGCACGACGAAGCGTTCGTCGACAACTACGGCGGGCTCCTTCAGCAAGCCTTGACGACTTTTGAGTTTAAGTAAAAAAACGGAGCCCAAAATGGGAGTCTTGAAAGTAAGCGACGAGGAGGTCATCGCAGCAATCCGCGCTGCGAAAGGCATCCGCGTCGATGCGGCGCGCAAGCTCGGCATCAACGTCCGATCTGTTCAGTCACGGATCGACAAGCTGATCGCCGACGGGATTGAGGTGCCGAGCTCAACCTACGACCCGGCGCGGAGCGCGCGGATGAAGCGCGGCGATATTGTTCGCGAGCCGCCGGAGAAGGCCGCGCAGATCGAGTTCCCGAAGTTGCCCTCTGGCAAGATCGACGTCAGCGAGCTCATCGAGCGGCGGAAGGCCGCATTCGCCCGCAAGGACGAAGCGGCACAAGCCCGCAAGCTCATCCCGGTCAAGGTTCGCTCGAGCGAGCCGATCGGCGTCACGCTTCTCGGCGACCCGCACGTCGACGACGACGGCACCGATCTCGGTCAGCTCGAGCGCGACATCCGCGTCATTCAGAAGACCGACGGATTGTTCGCGGCGTGCATTGGCGACATCCAGAACAACTGGGTCGGGCGACTCGCGAAGCTGTACGGAGAGCAAGAGACGACGGCCTCCCAGGCCTGGCAGCTCGTCGAATGGTTCGTCGAGGAGCTGTCCGGGCATTGGCTCTTCATGGTGCAGGGTAACCACGACCACTGGTCCGGCTCCGGCGACCCGCTCCGGTGGATACAGCGCCAGGCGGGCGTGAGCTTGACCGGAGACCATACGGTCCGGGTCGCGCTCCGGTTCGCGAACGGCGCCGAGGTGCGAGTAGCGGCGCGGCACGATTGGCCTGGCAACTCGATGTGGAACCCATCGCACGGGCAGCTCCGCGCGGCGGCGCTTACGCATCACGATCACATCATCGTCAGCGGCCACAAGCACACCGGCGGCTATCAAATGCTCCGCATCCCGTCGAACGGGATGCTCGCTCACCTATTGCAGCTCGGGAGCTACAAGATCCACGACGCCTACGCTGACGCCCTCGGTCTGCCGTCGCGGCTGATCGCGCCCTCGGCGACCGCCATCATCGACCCGACAGCCTCCGAGCTCGGACAGGTGAGAATCGAGCACGACATCGAGGCGGCGGCGGACTATCTGACCTGGCTGCGAAAGCGGAGGCGCGCGGCATGAAGGACGCGATCAATCCCGACCATTACCAGGGCGACATTGAGTGCATCGACGCCCTGCGAGCGGCGCTGACGCCGGAGGAGTTCCAGGGCTACGTTAAGGGCTCGGCGATGGCCTATTTGTGGCGCTGCGGCAAGAAGGACGCGCCGGAGCAGGAGGCCGGGAAGGCAATCTGGTACATCACCTGGCTCACGGGGAAAGACCCCAGGGGCTAACGCTTCGCAATTCTGGCTAGGCGTCTGGTATCATAGAAGAATAGCGCGCCCCCGCTACCATTCCATGAAACGCCCGCCGCCTTTAAGAGCGGCGCGGCGTTGACGCCGACCTGGGCGACCAGGACGCCGTTCTCGGGCCGACACACCACATCGCCTAGAATGTCGCGCAGAGCCGCTCTAGCGCGCCCTGCGGGGCCTTGCAGCGATTCCCGAAGGTTCTGGGCGGCTTCCCTGTAGGCGGCTGCGGCGGTCTCGTAATCGAACGATGACGCCGCCTTGGCACTGCGCCAGGAGTTCGCCAGGACTGCCCGACGGCGGTCGAAAAGGGCGGCAAGGGATGGTCCGATGTCCTGGCGTTCGAGGGCGCCGGTGGCGACTTGCGCTTCTAACCTCGCAATCCTTCGATCCAAGTCGTCGAGCTCCGCGGGCCTTGTGAGCTCTGCTCGCTCTGACCGGGCCCATTTTCGGATCATCGAGACGGCCAGATCGACCGCCTCATCCGCGAGAAGCTGCTCACGAACTGGCTCGAGCAACATCTCCTCGGCAACCTCGCGACGCGCTCCGACCGAGTTCGAGCACGCAGAAGGCCCGCCATTATGGTGCGTCGAGCACCGATACCAGGCGCCGTGCGCTCCAGTCACGACGAGTTTGCTGCCGCATTCTCCGCACACCAAAATCCCAGACAGGACATATCGCGGAGAGCCGCCTTTTTTCCCGCCGTGAAATTGTCGCGGCTTCGACAGCGCGCGGACCTTTTCCCAGGTCGCCTGGTCAATGATCGAGGGCCCATTCGTCACGATCCACTCGGACTCGGGACGCTCGATGCGCTGACGGACTCCCGTGTCGGGGTCTCTGCGCCAGACCGATCTGTTCCAAACGACGCGCCCGGTGTAACGCTCATTCGCGAGCATCGAGTGAATCGACGACAGCAGCCACATCCCATCGCTGCGTCGCTGTTTGCGTTCCCAGGACGAGCCAGGCGAGGGGATGCCGCGATTGTTCAAGTCTGCGGCGATCGCTTTCTGGGCTTCGCCGCGCGCCGCGCGCTCGAACACCTCGCGCACAATTCCGGCCTCGCTCTCGATGATCTCTCCGGCCTTCGAGTACCCGTAGCACTTACCGCCTGTCGCTCTTCCCTGGCGCGCTCTCATGTCGAGCGCGGAGTGTGTCCTCGAGGCGATCTGCGCGCGAAACTCCTCCGACATGATTCCAGAGAGACCGGCTTGCATTCTGGCGGTGCGACTGTCGGAGTCGAAGCCGTCGAGCACACCGATCACCCGGACGCCGCGGTGGCGTAGCCTGGTCAACAGCGGCGCGAGATCCTGCGACCTCGAGAGCCTGGTCGTGTCGACGACCAGGAGAACATCTCCGGCCTCGAGAGCTGCGAGCGCGCTCTGCACGCCTGGGCGATTGCCAAAGGCGGCACCAGAGATGCCCTCGTCGATGTGTTCTGCGCGGACCGTCCAACCTCGAGCGGCGGCGTACTCTCGACAGCGCCTTAACTGATCGAGAATCGTCGATTCCGTCTGGTGCTCGGTGCTGTATCGGGCATAAATAGTCGCGCGCATGGTGCAACCTTATGCCGCCGGGCGGTGCTCGATCAACTGATCCTGCTCTGGCGGCGGTGGCGGCGCTTGGCGCAGCTCCTCAAAAGCAGCACGAGCCAGGATTTCAACAAGGTCACGAACTGCCTGGTTCATTGCTCGTCCATCTCTTTAGTGACGGCCAGTTTCCCGACCTTTTTGAGAATTCGCGCGCGTCCTTCGACCGTGAGGCATCGCATCTGGAAAGCGCGGAAGTCGATGTCCAGGTTCTCGCAGATCCATCTGGCGCTGCCGATTCCGTCGTCCTCCGACAAAATGTACCGGCGCGCGCTCCTCTGCTCCGCGCTGTAACGGTTCGCTCCCTTGAGTAACGAACTGTGACGACTCCCCGACAGATCGTAGACGGCAAGCCAGAGCACCGCCGCCCATAGGCGTCTGCAACCCATCGCCTCTTCCGTCACGCGGCTCCCGGCGTCCGCGCGCTGTACGGTCCCAAAGGGCACGACGCTCAACTTGTGAATCAACGCTGACCGACTTGCCATTTCGACTGCTCGCTGATCGTCAGCATCAACGCGCCGACCTCATACGCAGCGGACGCGCTGTCGAATTCTGTCGCGCTCTTCCGTTTCGGCGTCTTCTCTAGTCCGCAGCGATCGACCCGAGCAAACACGACGCTCTCGGAACTTTCCATGAATAGGACGAACTTTTTTTTCATTCATTTTCTCCATCGGTTCCGGCTTGCGTGTCGGGGCCGGGCTCCGTTAGGGGTGCTCGCACGCATCGAGGGAGGTCTACTTCGCGAGCAAATAACGCGCGAACTTTTTGCCGTTCCTCTTTTCGGTGACGGTTTGAATGTTGAGGCCCTGCGCCCGTAGTTCCTTGACTCGTGCAGCGAGGCGAAGGCATCCAAACTTCTCGAGCGCATCGAGCGCCGTGATCGCTTCGCCCGCGAGCAACTCCGAGCGGATCTGATCAGTCTGCGAGCGCATCACGAGAGCACCTCCTGGCGAACATGCCGATCAAGGCGTCGCGAGTTCACCTCGGCGAGTGTCGCCTCGATGACTGCGTCGAACTTCCCGAGGGCATAGGCGGTGCGGACGATTTCGATGACGAGCTGACGAGAGCTCGACTGGTCGGCCATCTTGACCAGGTTCTCGAGGGCTTCGGTGCTCATGCTGCGACCTCCTGCGGCTCGACGACGATCGCCTCGAGCTCCGCCTTCCGCGCGTCCTTCGCGTAGTTCAGCGATTCCTCGAGGTCCTTGTCCTTTGTCTTTCTAGCGAGAACGACGCCGTCGCGGTATCGCGTCTTCAGCGTTTCCATGTCTGGCGCCTCTCGCACCAGGACAACGGGATCGGCGAGCTGCGGCTCCGCAGCGACGACCGTCGAGGAGCTCGACATCGTCATGTCCTGCACCTCCTCGGAGGTGTAGACGCCGACGGCTACGCCTGGGAACACGGCGCGGACGCCTTCGCTGATCACTCGAGCGCGAAGCATCTGCCGCGGGTACTGGCGCCAGGTCGGATTCTTCGTGAGACCGGCGCGCTCGGCCATCTGATACGACCATCTGATCTCGACCGTCCCGCCTTGCGGGTGCGACACCTTCGCGGCGACTGCCTGGTCGGTGTACTCGGTCCACTCGATCTTCCCGCCGTTCGCCTGGAAGCGAGCGAGCAGAGCGTCGCTCTTCAGCGAGGGCCGTCCCTGGATGATGTGATAGTCGCGCGCGGCGATCGCCGGGTGGAGGCCCTCGGCCTGGGCGATCAGCATCAAGCTCATCGCCTGGTCGGGCGTGCGGACTCCGAAGAAGCCGGACTTTGCGACGGCGGTCGCCATGCGTTCGATCTCGGTGACAGTGATGGATGTGATGGAAGTCGTCATGCGGCCTTCTCCTGGAGCTGCGTGATGAGTGACTCGACATCCGCGAGGAACCCGCGGATCTCGCTGTCGAGGGTTGCGATGTATGCGTCGTCGCGCTCAATGCGCTGAACGTAGAGCGCGAGCTCTTTCGGCATTCTTGGATCGAACGATACGAAGTCGATCCAGGCGCGGCCGGTGATCCAAAGCTGCCCTTGCACCTGGGGCATGTGTTCTTCGGGCATCCCGCCGAGCCATGTCTCCAGGTGGCGCTGTGAGCTCGGGCACTTAAACTCGACCGCGCCTTCAGAGCCCACAAGGCCGTCTGGGGATGCTCCCGCCATGATCGAGGCGTGCCGGATGAACCCGACCTCCTCGACCTCGACGTCTCGCTTCCAGGCGTACTCGATGCGCGCGGCGGGCTCGTTATCGAT